AAAGCGTCCACGGTCTCAGTGTGTGCTTCGATGATCTGTTCGATTTTCTCTTCTTCGATACCCATTGCTTTGAGCATCTTTCTGGTTAAAGACATATTCTTCTGTCTCCTTTCTATTTGAACCCTTTTCTTCGGGTTACAGACATAAAAAAAGAACGGGGATTAGCCGTTCTTCATTGTATCTTCGATTATATTTTTATAGGTCTGCGCATGATCCGCCACGGCAGGCTTGAGGAACGGCTGCGGCTTCTGACCGCTTGTGCGGTGCCAGTTGCCTTTTTCATCCTGATACGCCCAGGGAGTTGGTCTGCCGCCGGAGTAATGCTGGCCAGTGCCCAGCTCCACATAAGGAGCGTATTCTTTATTTGTACCGATGATGGCCTGCGTCTCATCTGCCCGGTGGCTGATGCTCTGGCGGAGTGCACCGGTATCAACGGGAGCCAGTCGGGTGGCATAGTCTTCCGCTTTCAGCCCGCAGCGCTCCAGTGCGCGAAAAGCCGCCGCCCGGAAGGCTGCCATGATCTCCTCGCTGTTGTCGGTCAATGTGATTTCGATATCCGGCATATCCCACCTCCTAAAATAGGGTATGAAAAAAGCACCCTGCCTCGGAGGATGCTCTTTACATTACAAATTCATCGCAAATGTCTTTCATGGATTTCCCGTCTACAAAGGGGGTGTCCATAACCTCATCAACAGAGCTGAATGTTCGTTCTTCGTCGCCGTAGGAGACGGAAATATTCTCTCTGCTGAATGGGCAGATAGAACCCCAGACACCTTTGTACTGGAATTCAATATCATCAGTCAAGCTATCGATCCAATCTCTTAATTCCTGTGCGTTCATAGGATGTCTTCATTCTCCTTTCTCTCCTCAATGGTCAATTCTCGAACCAAACGCTCAACAATTTCGCCATCTTTCCAGACAATATCATGAGCGTGTTCCCCGTTTTTGCCGAACGGATGTTGTTTCTTATTCCCATGATTATTGTTGGAAATTTGCTTCATCCATTTGCCGTCAGAATCATAATAATTGCGGCTGATTCCGCCTTGTTTGGAGACGACTTGCGTAATGCTGTTTGGTTCTGCATTTTGAGTCGTCTTTTTCACTTCAATTATATCATACCCTGCAGCATTTTGCACGGTTTGAGCTTTCATTTTCCACTCATACCACTCCTGATAGGTCATATTCTGCACGACCTCGTTCCTGCCGGTGACAGGATCACGGGCGCGCATCATGGTCGGCTCTGCTTCCAGAGCGTCCTTGGTACTGGTGGTGCAGCGGCAATTATAAACGTCCGCCGCCTTGCCGTTCTGCATATCGCCGGGATAGCGCATGATAGAACCGAGAGGTGTGTGGAAATAGCCATCCTTGTCCTTTGGCTTGCCGTCCATCAAACGATGTGAGTCGCGGACACGGAAATCTCTCGCAGACCTCCAGCGTTCATCGACTTCGATGCCCATAGCTCGCGCTCTATCGTAAGTTGCCTGTCTGCCGGCGTTCTGTGCACCGGTGACTGCTGTCCTTGCGTTGCGCAGAGCCGAGGTACGGTTCATGTCGGTGACCTTCTGAAAGCGGTCCGCAATCTGTCGGGTTGATTCTCCCATCAGGATTCCCGCCGTCAGAGAATCGGTCAGCTTTCTCTGATTCCAGACAGTGTCCAAAGGCGTGTCGATGGCAGGACGATGGAACAGCTCCGGCTCTTCCTCGATCAGACGTTTGACCGCCTGCTCCTGGATCAGATTGAAATCCGCCGAAGCGCCGCTCTGTTCAATGGTATAGGCTGTGTAATTGGCATTCAGAGAATAGATGCCCGGAGTCTGATCGTTGATGTAGGCAGCCGCCACTTTGTTGGCTTCGTTCATACGTCGGGCAAACTCATCACGCAGAGTACGATAGCGCTCACCTCTCGCGTACTGAGTCAGCCGCCACTGCTGATACTGCTGCTCTGTGATTTTTCCCGCTTCCAGAAGCGCCTTCTGCTCTTCGTCGCGGTCTTTCAGCCTGTCAAAATACGCATCGACCTTGTCTTGCATCTCTTTGTAGGCTTCTTTGTAGGTTTTATAGACTTTTCTCTCCAGCTGCTCCAGCTTTTCGTCGGTCATCTGGTGTCCGAGGTCTGCCATAGGCTACACCTCCGCACCAGCTCCAAAACGATTCAGGCTTTCGCCCGCCTTGTTCTCCAGAATGTTGGAAACTTCCTCCGGAGTCAGCCAGGACAGCTTGTTCAGCAGGGTTTCTTCGTCCAGATGTTCCGCTGCCAGCATCACCATCTGAGTCTCCTCCAGCTGATTCACAATTCGGCTGCGCTTGAAGGTCGCGTTGTCCTCAATTCCCGCCAGAGCAAAGATTCCTTCGAGGAAGTCCAGCACCTGATACTCAAAGAGTGTAGTCTTGAGATCCAGCGCCTCATATGCTGCGTTGATCTCGGTAGCGGTTTTGCTTCCGCCGGAGAGCTGGGAGATATTCAGTGCCTGCGCATCGTCGTAGAGGTCGTTTCGCAGTTTCTCCAGATAGGCGGTTCTGGACTGATATGGAACATCCAGAGTGTGAGCTTCTACGGAGTTTTCCTCATCGCTGTCCAGAGCAGCTGCGCCCACGGTCTTCATGCGTTCCAGGAACTTCGCCAGATCCACGTCATCCATGCCGCCGGAATTCTTCAGCACCCAGTAGATCATTGACGCCTGATCCAAGTCATTGGCAAAGCCGGACTTGATGAGATCATAACAGTCGATGGCCTCCTGCATGCCCACCAGCTCACTCTGATGATGAGGATTGCCGTACAATGGCACGATAGGCAGGCGGCTGTGGTTCTCGTTGATGGTGTCGATCACGCCGTCAGCAGCTGTGGAAAGTACGGTCTGTTTGTAGCCGCGTTTCTCCTGCTTCACCTGCGGCAGGCTATCGCCTTTTCGCTTGATGTATTCAGTGCAGCCGTCTTCCTCGTAAAGAGTGACGCGCAGTGGTCTGTCGCTGTCCAGCTGCCAGAAACGAACGCCGGCACGGAGCTGTCCGGTCTCTTCATCCCATAGCGGAGCGAACTCCATCAACTGAAAGACTTCCAGATGGTCCAGATTCCAGAAGCCGAAGGACAAGCCCTGCACCAGAGCCGCCTGTCCTGCTTCCTGCAGGCGCACATCGAAGTTTCTGCCCAGCTTTGCCTTGTTTTCTTCTTCTCCCAGAGTCACGCCGTTGCCCAGCAGATACTGATTTTCGTGAGTCACAAAGCGGTTGAAGAAGTTGCTTTTCAGTTTGTGGTTTGCTCGGAAGGTATCAGGCACCGCCTTGCCGCTGAGCGTGTACAGAATCTTCTGGAATTTCTCGATGGTTGGGTTTCGACGCTGATCATACAGAACAGCCTGCTCTGCTGTGCGGTACAACTCGCTCATTTTATGGTCAGTGATGACCTCAAGCAGGAATTTAGCCAGCTGTTCTCCGCTGTTTTTCACCTGCTCCAGATCCTGATATGTTTTTATAGGAATCACTCCTTTACAGCATCCAGGAAGCCGGCTTGGAGCTTTCCCGAACTTTCTTTTTCATGATGGTATTGCAGAAATATCGGATATCGTCCATGGCGTGGTCGTTCTCTTTAATGACCTGATCGGGACCCGCCTTGCTGTTCCAGCTGTACAAGCCAAACTCTGCAATGGCATCCACGCAGCTCCGGTGGATCTTGATGTTCCCGCTTTTGAGGAACACCGCTGTCCGCCGGATGCCGTCCATGACATCGTTATCCGCTTTCTGAATGTGGAAACCTCGCCGCTTCAAGGCGGCAATAAAAGAAGCCGCCGATGGATCCACGACCACTCGTTTGATGGTGTAATCCTTCGCCAGCTCCACAACAGCGTCGCAGTAGTCTTCGTCGGTCTTCTGCACGCTGCTCTCTCTTCCGTTGTAGTAGTATTCTTTGATCCGGACAGCCTTGCCGCCCAGAACGCACCAAAGCCCCGCAGAAAACGGGTTCATGGTGCCGTAGTCGATGCTGATGTAGTATTCGCCGTTCTCCGGCACGTCGTCGGTGATATTATCCTCGCCGAAGTCATAAACCAGACCCTCAGCCACGCACCACTCACCCAGAATATAGCGACGATAGAAGACGCCACTATACATGGACTTGTAGCGCTCGACGATTTTCTCTGACAGCGCCGGGTTGTCCTCCAGCTGGAAGTGCAGACGGATAGCGTTATGTTTCTCCGGCTGACAGACCCATTCCTGATAGAACCAGTGCTGCGGGCTGCCAGGGTTGCAGTTGAACCAGAGTTTTGAGCCTTCCACCGAGCAGCGAGCTAGTGCCTGCTCCACAAAGGAGCGGGGCTGCAGCGCCACCTCATCCAGAAGCACGCCCGCCAGTGTTCGACCCTGAATCAGCTCGTAGGAGCTTTCATCCTTACCGCCAAAGACCTCGAAAATGTTCTCGCGTCTGCCATCAGTGACGATCAGCACCTTCTCGCTGCGCCGCCAATGAATGCGGTATTTCTTTTTGGCATAGCTCAGGCTACGATACGGCTCAATGATGTTCTTCACGCAGCTGTCCACTGTCTTTCCGCAGACTGCGAAACGCTGGTGATTATATCGGCGCATGGCATCATCGACAAAAGCCAGCATCATAAACGAGGTTTTGCCGCTTCGGATCGCGCCGTCAGAAATCAGTGCGTCATACTTCGTAAACGGAAAAGCCATGATTTGTTTCTGCTTATGTGAGATCGCCATGGTTCATCCTTTCCGCTTCCTCCATCAGAGCTTTGGTGAGAGGGTCGTCTTCGATTTGTGATGTTCCATAATCCTGTCCGGCCGCTGCGAAGCGCTTCATTAAGCTATCAGCAGCTTTGAGACGGTCAGAAAGTGAGGCGTCTAACCCAAATTGGTCTTTTTCATCGCCTCTCATCACGGAGGTATAGAACTTCAATACTTCGTTGACATCTGCCATAAGCTCTTTCTCCATGGCTTTAAGTCTCTGTTGTATATATTCTGAAATGTCAGGTTTTGTCAGGTTTTCCTGCCCAATCGACCGAGCTGTTTTCTCGCTGTAACCTGCCAATTTTGCGGCTTCTGTTGCATTTCCGCTCTTAATGTAATACTCAGCAAATTCCCTTTGCCGCTTGGTGAGTTTCATTTACTCACCTCCACGTAAAAGTCCTGCTAAATATTGAACCACTATATTCAGTTTATATGTTTCCAGCAAGGTTTCATCCTTTGCTTTACCATTTCGATAAACCGTTTCTGTCAGTGTGTATCGAGTGCAAAAACGTTCCTGATCAGTAGAATAAAACTGCCGCTGATTGATTTTTATATATCGCCCTTTCAGTTGGAGGGCCTTTTGTAATTTATAGGCGAGTCTTTTCAGATTCATAGGCCCACCACCTTTCTTTTTAGGGTAAAGCAAAACCGCCCCGTTTCCGGAGCGGCCAAGCTATGAAAAATCTTAGGAAGGGACGTCGAAAAACATGAACTCTTAACGCTTTTCGATGCTATAAGCATACCATGGATTTTGTCAAAATTCATCCTGAAAAAATCCCGCCTACTCAATGC